CGCGGATCACCAAGGTCGATTCTGTTTTCTCGACAATATCCTGCTCACCAACGAAGTCGAAGCCATCTCTCGCTGCTGCGTTCAAGTACGCCGCCTGCTGGTGCGCGATCTTCTGAAATCCTTTGACTTCCATTGTCTCAGCCATCGCGTGAATCTCTTTCGCCCGCTTTCGCAGCCAAGCGTCCATGTTGATTGAGAACTTGCGGTGCGTAGCAGTAGGAGAAACAGTCGGAGCGATCTCTCCGTGATGCGCTGTCACTAGGCGCACGGCCTTGTCTGTTACGTCGCCAAGAATCTGCTCGTTCGACTTTCCTACTTCGTCATCTTCCGGTTCGATGTTCTCGCGCTCCGGGTGATACTTCACCGCGTCTCTCGCCACATCGAGAATGACAGACTCTTGCTCCAGTTCGCCGGTGCGAATCTTGCAGTCGAGATCGGTTCCTACCGCCGCGTCGGTTGCGGTGCCGCAGATCAGGAACGATTTCGGCTTGCGCTTCATGCCCTTGAGGTAGCGAAACTCAAACTGAATCCCGCACTTTGAGAGCATCTCCAAGCCGCTCTGGTGGAGTTGCTTGCGGATTTTCATCGGACCTAGTGCATCACTCGACATTTACCCCCCCCAGAACATCGCGGACTTTGCAATCGCGTATATCTGCTCGCTGGAGATGCCGAGCACAGATGAACACGGTTACCGAAGTGAGCATCCCGGACAGAGTACGCAGAGGTGCGTTCTTTGTCGAACAAGACAGGATTGCCAGCGTGTCTCGACGCCATACCTTCGCGCAACACGGCCCACGCGGAGGCTTCGCTTTCTTCTTCTTTTCAGAACGGGACATTGACAGCCTCAACCAGCTTCAGGAACAGCTTGCGACTGACCGCAACCCAATCGTTTTCTTTTGAGTCCAGTTCGGCCTCGGTCACACTGGCAACAAGATCAAGCGCAGCCTTGCGAATGGTTGATACGCCAATTTCTTTTGGAGCTTTCTTTGGCGCACTGATCTTCTTTCCCTCGGCAGTCTTGGAGATCGCGGCTTTCTGCTGTTCCTGTGACAGTTTGGCAATCGCGACCGCCGCCGATCCTTTCAGGCGTCCGTCTTTCATTGCCTGCTCTGCTTCTGGCGAAAGATTGACAAGAGCCTCACGCTTGCGGACCCAGCGGATCGCCGCTTTCAAATCTTCGTACTGAGCACCAGGAAAGTAAATAGCGGCAACCTGCTCCTCGGTCTTTGCGTACTGCTTCATCAGCCGCTTGATGTTGTACGCATCGTCCAGTTCGGTTGTCGCATTTCGCATCCGGTTCTCGGAGATAGAAGCGAGAAAGCCTTCCTCTTCCGAGCACTGAGAGTACGTGCAGCGCAGTTGCAACGGCGTGTCAGCGAGCTTGCGCTTATTAATCTCGCTGACAGCACGATAGCGAGAGTATCCAGCACAGAGTACGGGTTTCCCGCCATCGTTTCGGATCACGACGGGCGTGTGCTGGCCTTGCACAAGAATGTCTTGGATCAACCACTCGATGTCCGGCAGGACGTGACGCCCATTGAGCGCCGGTTTCACGGTGATGTTTTCGGGCAACAGCCGATACTCGCTGGTTCGGCTGTGGGGAACTGAAAACTGGACAGCCATGAGATTTAGTCCTTTCTGAAATTGTTGGCGTTTGGGCAAGTTGAAAAGTGAGACTCGCAGTTCCCGGCAACGTCTACGTCCATCGGCATCTTCTTGCCCTTTGGCGTGATCCACCACTCGATGCGCTCGCCGCAGCCGCGACAGTTCGCGTCGTTGTCGAATTTGTACCCGGCTGCTTTGAGTGCTTCGATGGTCTCTGGGAACGGCATATCGGCTCCTAGATGATGATGTCTTTGGTGCTCTCGATCTTGACGTTCTCGCCGTGGGCCTTCTCTTCTTTTGCAGCCTTGCGAGCCGCATGTTGCAAGGACTGCGCGGCGACGGGAATTGTTTTTTGGTTGCCTTTGGCGTCGATGAATACAGCGTTGTACACCTTCATTTGTTCTCCTTCATTTCGAAAACGGTTCCACATGCCCGACAGACACGAGTGCTACCACCCAATCGAGCGTAACTGTTTGTGCTCGTGCATTTCGGGCATTTTGGCTTGCCGTCTTGTTTTAGTTTTGCCACGCTCGTACAAGTAGCACACACACACAAAACTGTCAAGAGAAAAATTACAGTCGCGCCTTGCGCCTTTCCTCGCGCTCCTTCTTTTTCCGATCCCTCTCGCGGCGTGCATACAAGTCCGCTGCCCAATCATGAAGCCCGTGCCAGCTAAATTCATATCGCAATCTTGTTCCGGCAAGTCGCACACTAGCCGTGAATCCGTTATCCACCTCAACCACAACTGAGCGGAGGCGACCACGATAGCGCACCTCCGCATCGGTCGTGAATCGAAGTTTGGTTTTCCGTTCCGATAGACGAGTCATCGGGTGTACTCCTAGGTCTCGGTTTTGTGCTTTGCGAGCGCATGGAGTTGTAATCCCATTCGTGCCCGAGACGCTGCGCTCCAGTGTTTACGCTCGGTGTGTTCTGTCGTCTTGATCCAGTTGCACCAGTTGCAACTTGCGATCACGTCTCGGTGATTGCCAGCTAGAATCACAACCCCGAATGGCGATTCAAAATCTGAGGGGTGATTTTTCATTCACGTCAGACCTCCATCTGACACGATCATTTTACTAAACGCAGTTTTGGCTTTCGCCCCCTCGACCGCATAAACACTGGCGATTTCTCATTTTGGCGTAGGGTCTTTCGCCTGTTTCTGAAATTTGGGCGTAGGCTCCAACAAACAACCGTCAATCACTTAGGCTGTGGAAAACTCTCAGACCCCGCGCCAAAAAAATTCAAAGATGCAAATTTGCTCTTGACAACGGAATCGAGTTGGGGGAGAATTTTGGCAGTTCCGAGTTCGGGCGGGCTGGGCGTGCTGGTTAATTCACCGCCAGTGGTTCCCAGCTACCAGCCCAACCGATCATCTGAACCACTGGCGCATGACTCCTCTCGAAAATTCGACTTGGTTTCCAGTTGCCAGAATATTATTCTGCCGAGGCAACCAGGATTGTTCCGGGGAGTGTCGGTCGGTGCCAGCAGGCGTGTACGCCGTTGCCCATCGTTAGGGGGATTGACCCCTGCGGGGGCCAGTGGTAGCCAAGGCAACTGTACTCTGACCACGCGACGGATGACAGCATGGTTAGAAAAGGCTCCTAACCCAGCCTTTTCTCTGCTCTGGAATCAAGCATGACTTTTAGGAGCAAGATCAAATGCACCCACTAGACAGAGACCTCAAAAGAGCAATAGAGTTTGATGATTACCTAGAAGATCGGAAAATGGAATTTTCTCTCACTTGTCCAGAACCGAAAGACACGCGCTTCATAGTTTTCAAGGACTACATCTTCCGCATGTTCCACTGGGTTTGGGACTGTGACCCTAGATGGGGACCGATGGAAGCACGCCAACTCAAATCCCTTCTCGAAGAAAATCCCAACATGACCGACCGCGATTTTGCGCTAGCGCTGAAAAACATAGCGCAGTCGGACGACATCCCAGCACGCCAGAGACCGGGTTACTGGCTTCCCCGACTGGATGAGTACATAGTTCACAATCACGACAGATTCAGGAGAGACCCCAATGCCAAATCAGGCGAAACGTTCGACGAACGTGATGCAACAAACACTGCTCAGGCCGCTAGAAGAATCCTCGAAAATCTTAGCCGCAATAACGGCAATGGCGCTGCGCTTGGGCAGGTCAATGAGCGGCGAGCGAATGGAACAGTTACTCAACGATCTCGCGCCTTACCCAGTGGCAGCGATTGAATGGGCTTTAGACAGTTGGGGCCGCAACGCCAAGACACTTCCCGCCCTTTCTGACCTGTTACAACTTCTCCGAACATGGTTTGTAGAAAACGAACCCGAGGGACGCGACTGCTCGCTGGACGATACCGGGTACAACTCGAACGATGTGATGTGGCTGGTTAAGCGGATTTCGGCGATTCGTAAAACCCACGGTCGTAAGCCGATAAACGATGAGTACATAACGATGTACAAAGAGTTGAACGCTACTCGGGAAGGTGGGACACCGGCACACTATCGCAGTTTGCCGGAGGATTGGATGGTACAGGAGTGTCCCTTTTGATAGCCAAACTTTGGTATTTTAGCAAACTGAACTTAATGCTTGACAAATGATGGACGCGACAAAGTTAGCGCTGAAAGTGTTACAGAACGAAGATGACCGTCATAGACGAAATCTTGGAAAAAGACCGCAGAACCACAGGAATAAAATGTCAATCTCGCGTGAGTACGGCAAGCCTCTCGATCTCATGGTAGCCAGGTGCCAAAACTGTCAACACCCCGATCTGCGACTTCTGCCGATGGAAATTTCTAACTTCATTCTCGAAGCGTGGCCACAGAGGATGGATCGGATTCTGCGTGAGTGTAAATATGGCTGCGCAGAGTGTGGAACCATCATTCCTGCGGCAAAGTTGCAATGGAGGAAAATGTGATAGCGACAGCGGTTGTGATTCCGTCGTCAGATGCCCCGCCCGACGCATTAGCGGTGCCAGGACGCGCACGTGCTAGGTTCGACGAGTTGGTGAGTCTTGGCAAGCAAGCTGTGGACGCGGGCCGTATATGGGCCAGGATAGGCCGATTGGTCGTCCAGATGGAATGTGACCGGGATTACACAGCCTTGGGCTACGACTCTATGGGAGCCTGCATCTTGGAAATTGAACTACTCTCAGGTTATGACCGATCAAGTATCTACGCTTACAAGACTTTGTACAAGGAAACCAGTCCGAACGCCGGTGAGTCGATCTTGCAGATGTCGCTCGGCTCCGCACAAATCTACCGGCAGCTCCCAGCGGCCTTGCAACGCGATCCAGACGTGCAGCAAGCAGCTCGGGCCAAGCCGAAAGTCTTTCGCGAAAAGGTGGCAAAAGAGTTTCCACTAGCAATCATCGAAACCCGTCTCAGGTTGAGTCTAAATTTAGACTTTACTTTGTATTCTAAGTGGCGTAAGTTCTTAGATGACTGCCGCGCTCGGAATGGTCAAGAAATCACCTACGAGCAGGCATTTGAGGAGCTTCTAGCGAATGTCGATACGGGTGACCAAGGACGGTAGGACGATTACAGGTTTTCGTAATGCCTTGTGGTTCTTACAGAAATACAGATGTTTCGATTGTGGGAGAATGACTAGCTACACAGTAGAGTTATTTTTTCCAGAATCTTTCCACGTTCACCACAAAAACGGCCGTGGAATGGGTGGTGGTAAGCGCGACGATAGTTTTGAATCGTGCAAGGGGCTTTGCGGCCTTTGCCATCGAAAGGAGCATGGACAATGAGCGATCTCCAGCGTAGGACCGAAGCACTCTTGCGTAGTCGTGGTTATCTGACCGGCTCAGTCGAGCGCCGGAAAAGATTCCCCGCACCAAAGTCTCAGCCATGCAAGGCATGCGGTTCTCGGCAGATGATTGACATCGCTCACGATCTCTGGAACGTTTTCGATCTTATCGCGGTTCGACCAAGAATGCACGGATTTTTCCCCGCTTCTGAATTTATGGAACGCCGAAATTTTGACATGGAATCAGGAGTCGTTTTCGTTCAAGTCACCTCGTCCGCGAATCACGCAACACGCCGGAACAAGATCATCGCCAGCGCCGAAGCAAAGCTCTGCATTCTTTCTGGTTGCTTGATCCTGATCCAGTCTTGGCGCAAGAAAGAAAACCGCTGGCAGGCGCTAGATGAGTGGATTTCCATTGACCAATTCGTGCAAGGATTACCGGACACCGTGGAGCAATTCTACGAAGACGAGAGACGGCTTAAATTGTTGGATCGTAAGAGCAAATTGCCTCCACTCCCACCGGGTTCTACGCTGCCAGTTTCAGAATATTTGGAAGACGCAGAGATACCGTTTTAGCGAAGTTCTGTGAGACTTACCGCATCATCCTAGTGGAAAACCAATAGAGCAGATCGCGGCCAACCAAGTAAATGATTCGCGCCCAAACTACCATCACCAACCCAGTGCAGCCCCAGGCACAAGCCACAAACCAATCCACATTCTGCAATTCTCGCAATCGTTTTCTGCGCGGCTCCTCTTCGTAATCTGTGTCGAGAATGGATGATTGGCGCGGCATCTCAACGACCTTGACGTTGATGTGATTCAATTGTAATGACATACTTCTTCTCCCTTCGCTTTTTTAGTCTCGCTTTCGTAGCTCTTGCCGGTCCAAGCCACAAACTTCTAGCGCCAGGGCGAGCGTCAATCAATTTCGACTCTACTCCTGCCAGCAAGAGTTTTACGATCTCGTTTTTGCTCATTTCTTTAAATCTTCCGCTGTGATCTGAAATAGAACTCTGGCATTCTTGTGCCCATGCAAGCGCCATGTCTCTCCGTCAAAGGATGCAACGAGGCCGATGTTCCAAAGCTGAACGCATGGCGCAAACGGATACTTGTCGCGAGGATGTTTAACGTATTTCCAGACGGGCAAAATGAAAAATGATCCAATATAAGCCCCCACGCTGTCCCACACACTGGCCCGCACGCTGTCCCACACGCTGGCCCACACGCTGTCCCGCACGCTGGCCCCCACGCTGTCCCCCACGCTGTCCCCCACGCTGTCCCACACACTGGCCCGCACGCTGTCCCACACGCTGGCCCACACGCTGTCCCGCACGCTGGCCCCCACGCTGTCCCCCACGCTGGCCCGCACGCTGTCCCGCACGCTGGCCCACTTCCGCAGCATATTGATATGCTGCTTTGTGATGACCGATGGAGGCACGATATTGAAAGGATGGACGATCTTCTTTCTCACAAGAAACTTGTCGAGCTTTGTTAACCATTTTCCGTGAGCAGCAGTTGCCGCAGTTCTGTGCTTTTCGGTGAACCAAGTTGGAGTAATTGCTTGATCCACTTTCAATTCCCAAACGTCTGGGAACAGGTAATCGCCGTTTTTTGGCGTGATCTCTACTCTTGCGAATGTCATCAAAGCAGGATCGGCAGTGTTGTCTTTCAACGAAGTTAGGGCGAGTAGGGATTCGTGAGAATCCGCGCCTAGTTTCCAAGTGACCTTGGCATTTCGGTCAACGATACAGCTAAAGGCTTTGCACATAAATTCAGTATCCTTTCCGTCAACTGTTATTTTCTAACTACTCCGCAATCGCACACACCGTTCTTGAAGCTGTGTCGTCCTTTGTGTTTCGTGCAAGGCGGATAGAGTCTTGGGCGTCCGCCGTTGTGGGGTACGAGTGCGGATCGTTCCGCTTTCGTGATTCCCTTCCAGCGTAGTCGTCCTAGTTCTTGTGCTGCTTGGTTCGTCATTCGTTTGCCTTTCGTTGGACCACTCACCAAGCGAGCCTCACGAGCGAGGCCCGCTATGGTCGGCAGTCATTTGCGAGCGAGGCCAGGAGCTGCCGAAAGCTCGATCTTCTCAAACAGTTCAATGTACGGCGTGATCTTGCGTGTTGGTTCGACTCCTTCCAGCGCGTCAAACATCCAATCCAAACCAGACCACGCAACGATGCCCTGAAAGCCCCGGCACTGCCGGACATAGATGACCGCTCCAATTGGCCCTAGATTCGGGCCTAGCCAGTCACCGTTCTTCTGCATCAATTCGCGCAAGCATTCAACCGCTTGCGGCATCTTGGCCCTAGCGCAGTCATCGCACCATCGCTCTCGATACGATTCCGCGCAGCGTTTCACGGTTTCACCAGGATGACCGCAAGCGAATGTAATCTTTACCGTGTTGTCGTCGTCAATACCCATCCTGATAATGCTCACCTTGTCCCTCCATTCTTCCCGCGAGCGAGGCAATTAGACACTGCCGAAAGCTCACAGCCAAGCGTGTTTGAGCGCATATCCGTCATCGTACAACGCATAGGATAGCGAGTTGACAACGTGAAACCCCATGTCCATTCCGCATCCACCGACCTTGAGGCCCATTGACTTGCGCCAGTAGTCAATAGGCTGGGGAGAATCAATCGCGTGACCAACCCAAGATGTGATCCAGATCGGCACCGCATACGTGCCGTTGTTATGTCCAGCGACGCATGGGCCGCCCTCGACTGACAGCGCGTAGCAATCAATCCCCCGCGTCATCCCGCTTCGGCTAACATGCTTGAGGATTGTATACACCGTGCTGCCCTTGGGTAGTATCTTGCGCAGATGCAAGATCGCTTCAATTCTCTTCTCTTCCTTACGTGGTGCCAAGTACCCGCACGTTCGACAGGCATAGTATGCGTTAGTGGTTTCGGTTTGTGGCGCCTCGTACCAATCGTGCCGTTTGTAAGGTGTTTGCTTGTCGCAACGTTCAACGGACTGCGTTACCGCGTCACTCGTTTTCATAGTCGCTCCTTCGTCTGAATTGTGTAGCCGCATCACCGGCCCCCGCTGTGCCGAGGGCCGAGGTTGAGGCTATACCTTGCCGTACCATTCCCCGCTCTCCGGTCCATGTTGTCGGCAACTAAGATTCATCCCGAAGCCCTCATGACAAATGCAGTCAAACCAACGCACCCTTGGCATCTCAGGCAGGTACAAGTGCTTCGGGCCTTCATGTGGGCCACAATGCCCAATCGGCAATTGGCAGCGGGTAGGACCATTAGTAGCGGGGCAAACTTCGATGATCGTCATTTTAGCGTTTCCTCCGATGTTAGTTGTATCCCGATGCAGCCATCCCGCAAATGGGCCGCATCTGGCCGTAACTATCTGTCGTAATCGCTTTCAGGCGCGCCATTCAATTCATCGTAGAAACGTGCCCATCGCTCACGCGCCCGATACCCTCGCGGTGATTCAGAGAATACTTGCTTGTCATGTCGATTATCTTGTGGGAGAGCTAATTCGCCCGTCAACGGTTTACCTTCGGCACGCGCAGCGCGGCGCGCCCGTCTCAATTCACCCTTTGTCATCTCTCATCCTCGCTCTATCGGATATGTCCGATGGTTAGAATGTAATCGAACGCTGGAATCTTGTCAATAGGTAAGTTTTACACTCCTGTGGAAATCTCCGTGTCTGAATTTAGACAGACGATTAGCGCCGCGTCTTGCTCCTTGGTATCTCTAGAGACCTCTAACCCTCTGGGGTTTTATCTTGCTCCCTATCCTCTTGCGAATCCTCTACAGATTGCCCCCTAATCGCCTTTAGCTGCGCCCTGGCAAGCTTTAACTCCATCCTTTGAAGCTTTTGCCATTCGTTTGAATACTCCGACCGGCAGTGCTTACAATACGTTCCTACCGTGTCTTTAACCCGATGGCAGTGCGAGCATTCAATGGTTCGGTGTCCTTTCGTCCGTCCTTTCAGCATATCCCCTCGCTATGTTCCACGTGGAACGTTCAATTGAACCACATCCTTTATCAGCGTGCCAGTCAAAAGGCCTTTGCATAGTTGCCTATCGTTCTATTCGCCCATCGTGCGAAGTTTGCCGAGCGCTGAGGTTAGATGTTGCTTCCGATCTGTCGGTGATTCGCGGTCGATTGTCGGTCGATTCGCCGTCATTCGGTACTGTTATGGTGTCTTGTCACCGCTAAGTGCTTGTCACTGAAGGATGATACGCATAACTCTAAGTTAGTAATCGGCCCGTTTCCGGCACCTTGTCGGGTTAGAAAGGTTGTCCGCACCCCGGCGTCGGCGCGATGGCGTGGACGGGTTTTTTCTCTTGGTTCGCAGAAAATAAAAATTTTACTTGAGATCGGATTAGGATTATGATAATCATAATCAAACATGAAACAGACATGTAAAAAATGCGGGCATGAATGGTTGGGAAGGACGGAGAAGCCGCTGGAGTGTCCGGCTTGCAAAAGCAGAAAATGGAGGAAGGATGTCACTGACGAAGGAGCAGCGAAAAGCGCCGTCGGACAGGATTATGGCGAAGTTGGGGCCACTGGACGAGCAGGAGCAAGCGGGATTATTAATCGATCTATTCAAGGTCGGCTACGAGGCTGGGCGGCGAGAGCAGAAGGAAGCTGACATCAAAATTGCTGCCGCAAAGTATGACGAACTATTTGAATTAAGAAACCGCTCATGTGTTTCTGATGCAGGTTTGCGGCAGCTCGAAGTTGCGGGGAAATTCGTCAATGAAGTCGAGCAGGCGATCCGCAAGCAGGAGCATCGTGGGGCACGCCGGGCAGGGTAGGAAAGGTGGTGATGCCAGTGCCAAGGCCGGGAGATCTGACCTTTGATCCAACACACCCAATAGTGCAGTAACCGGGGTCGGCGCGTGAACGCGGGATGGGAGAGCGATAGCGAGCAGGAAAAAGGAGAAAACATAATGCAAGTAGGTGACGTAGTTCTCGCAGGGCACAACGTTTTTCGGATCACTGGAATTTATCTTGGAGGAGTAGCCACACAGAACCTCGATAGCCGCAGAGAAGGAGTAGGGCAATGGCTAAGTTTCGCACGAGGCCACTGATAAAAGAAGCAGTTCGCTGGACCGGGAATAATTTACGCACGATTCGCAAGTTCTGTCCTTCAGCGAACTACGACGGCAGCGATCATAAAATATTACGTATTGCCACGATGGAGGGATTCATTTTCGCTTCAAGCGGTGACTGGATAATCAGAGGGATTCGAGGAGAATTTTATCCGTGCAAGCCCGACATTTTCGCAGCAAGTTACGAACCTGTCGGGGAGAAGGGTAAATGAGTTTAACCGTGCGTGCGTGATAGCGGTTCCCGCAGAATGCGAAGCGGGCAATATAAACTACCCGAGTGTGGCACGGTTAGAGCCAGCGGGCGTGCAAGGCGAGGATGCTTCTCCCTTAAGCGGCATCTGTTCGTGGGGCACGCCCGCAGCGTAGGAAAGGAGAATGACAATATGACAACGCGAGTTATTGGACTGATACTATCCTTTATCATCATCGGCTGTGCTAGTGCCTGTCTGGCGATGGTTGGGAAGATCGTAGAAATTGGTGGTTCAGGTTATTCTTGGGAATATATTCCACCAATCATCATGCTTTCTGCCGGAATCGCGCTACTAACTTATTGTGCGTGTCAAATCGTGACCACCATAGACTAACGCAGCCGAGGTCGGCTCAATGGACAGGAGCAATCTGGCGCAATCCCGGAATCGGGCGCGTGAACGCGGGAGAGGGCGATAGCGCACAAAGAGCGGGGGCACGCCCGCAGATAGAAAGTGAGGTGATCTATGAAGGAGCCAATTAGCATTGAAAGGTTACAACGTCTTTTTGCCCACATTACAGCAATGGCCGATAGTTTTACTGAACCGTATCGTTCCGGCATTCGGTTAGCTATCGAGGAATCGTGCTGTCGTCTCAACATAGAAGAACCAAGTGCAGATCAGATTAGAGTCGAAAAATTAGCGATAGAAATGACTCAGGCGATTATGCCGCTTGTAGAAAAAGGCGAGTATGAAATAGTAGGGACTGACGACATCGGCGAAAACTTGTATCGCAAAACCGGGGCAGGCGCGTGAACGCGGGAGATGGCGATAGCGGGCGCATGGAGGAATTATGCAAAGAACGGGCAAGTTTGTGACGACGGAAGAATTGGAATGTGTGAAAACCGCGCAAAGAGTTTCAGGAATGTTTCTTTCTGGCGGGATGCCAATGGGCGATCCCGCATGGGAAGTTGAACTCCTTCGACGGAAATATAAAATGCCGGATGGCTATGGTCTCGATCCGTCCAACGGAGAATTTGTAAGCCCATAAGTGAGTAGCGCGGTTCGTGCTTTGCGGTGCGCCCGCTTCGGTGCGAGATTGCTAGCGGTCTCTAAAGCCGCATAAGAGTCTTCGGGACTTGCGGGCGCAGCGGAGAGCACGAGCGAGCAGAGGAGGAAACGTGAATAGGAAGGGTTATTTATGGGTGCTTGTCTTTCCAGACGGCACTATCAATGAGAGGAACCTCGGCGTGCCCGCGACATTTTTCACCTATCCTGCGGCAGTACGATGGAAACGCGAGCAATACCTAAAAACTCCACGCATAATCAAAATTGAGGTGTGCTATGACTGATCCATCCAAGCAAGCGCCCGAGAGTTGCCCGACGTGCCACTGTGGTTACAAGTGGATCGAGGGAATGCCTCGTGAAATGTGCGGCGACCCTTGGCACTGGCACAACGAGCAAGCACCCGCACTCACTAATAGCGCCACGTCGAACGATTTCAAACTCGACGTATGCCAGCTTTGCCACCTGCCACTAAGTTCTGGTGAAGGTTGTCACGTGGCTGTCGAGCAAGCGCCCGCACCGCCAGCGGAGGGATTGAGCAACACTCCGCCGAGTGTAGCAGAGAAACCAGAGAATCAGATCGGAAATACTGTGCCGGATACACCAAGGACATCCACAGACGTGCTCCACGACATTCGTTATGCTGGAGCGGAGGGACTGAGCGACAAATATGCCGCGCTTCAAACATGCTATTTGAATGCCTATCAGGAGGCTGAGAGGCTACGCGAGCAGGTACGTAGCCTCCAGAAGCAACTGCAACGAGTTACGTGGGGCGGAATAGAGTATATGCCCGTCGCGGAGCACCAGGAGCAGGTACGCAGCCTGACAGAAGCGCTCTGCGAGTTTGGAACACATACGGCTCAATGTGCAACGAAAAAGCCACGAGTTAAACCCTTACCGTGCGATTGCGGATTCGAGGCTGCGCTGGAGCAGGTAGCCGGGAAGGAGCAGACGTGAACGAACAAGTTAAAACGGACTGGGTGCTGTTGTTTCTTGCCCTAATAGGAATACTCCTTGGATGGATGGCGAATGCTCGCCTAGACCACCTTGAGGAGATTCTCAAGAAAGGGGGCCTAATGTGAGACTCTTGTGCGTTGTGCTGCTGCTGGCAGCGGTCGGGTGGGGGCAAGGTACTGGGGACTTCGTTTGTACACAGCGTACGGGGTATGGATGGAGGCAGATGTTGGACGAATATTGCCTACCCGCCGTGACCCGCCATCCCACACTGCCGCTGCCAGAGCCGGAATTATTGGCGTCGGCTGTTTTTCCAACTGGGATGCCGGTATTTGTGTTGCCCCCTTGCTCATTGCTCGCACCGGAGGTCACTGTGGTACATTGGGAACCGCCCGCCCCGATGGTCGTTCCGGCGATCCACCACGAGGTGATACTTGTGAATGATTGGTGGGATTGTCCAGCCGATACTCAGATTGGTATTTACGGCGGCGGTGGATATGGGTGCATTCCAAACAGGGAGTGGTCGTGTGTCGATTTAAGCCAAGTCCGGCTTGTCAGCGAGGATGGCAAGCAGGCCTGGTGCGCGAAGTTCTAGCTTGACACGTCGTACTAAGTGTACTAAGGTGTGCATGTGCCGAACATCAACGTTGAGGTCAGCGATGAACTTTTGAAGGCGATCAGGATCAGATGTGCGGAAGAGAACATGACCCAGAAGGATTGGCTTCCATCGTTTCTCGCTGAAGCACTAGGGTGTTGCAGTGAGGAAAGGGGCGGGGATGCAGTTGTCGTCTCCTCACAGAAAAGAGATGTGTGATGCCGGTGTTCAGTTTTATATGTACCGTTTGCGGTCTCCGAGAGAGTCCCTGCCATCATTGGCTAGAGGAAGAGGCTAACACGCACAACAAGTTCATCGAAGGCGCACTCTCCGATTTGATCGTCTCGCACAACAAACTCAAAGCGACAATGCCGCACGACAGGACTCAGGAAATTATCGACAAAGAGAACATCATCATCTCCGAGTTGGACCTGATTCTTGAGCGGGTGGATGCGACTTGGAACTTTCTGCATCGTCCACAATCGGCTACACTCGAATTGTTTATAGAAAGGAAACCTGCTATGGCAGCAACAATCCTTGTCGGCGGGACAGCGAATTCGTTGTTCCAAGAGTGGTCGGGGCCAAGCGGTACGGGTGTGGTAGTGCCCGATGCCGGAACGCCTGCGTTCACGTCAGATAACACAGCAGTAGCAACCGTTGATCCTGTGACCGGAGTTGCAACCGGAGTGTCGGCGGGCACGGCGAACATTAGCGGAACTGATCCAGTCAACAATCTTACCGCCAGTGACATTTTGACGGTTCAGGCTCCGCCTCCACCGCCTGCGGTGTCGGCAACGCTTACACTCAGCGCAAACTGAAACTGGAAGAGACAGCGATGGGAGCGGGCTGTGTGAACCGTTCCCAATTTTTACCAGTCTGAAATTAGACTTTTTGGGGCTGGAAATGTATGCCGAAATCAATCCGCATGATCTCCGCCGCTGTCCGCTTCCGCCGATTCAGGAAAGCGAAGAGAATGAGTCAGGGGATGTTGGCTTTGTGTCTCGGGATCAGCCAGAGAGCAGTACAGTACATCGAGAGGGGTACTTACCGGCCAACGCTGCGTCACCTGAACGAATTTGAAGCTCTTGTTGAACGACACAAGGAGAATTGAAAATGAAAATGCTTTACGCGTTAGTGTTGTTGTTCTGTATTTTACTCGTCCAAGCGGTCACACAGGATAAAAAGCAGGAAACAAAGCCGGTCGCAGCGATCTCCGCAGAGGAAGAAATTGGTTTATTGGCCGCTCAAAAAGAGCAACTCACGGCATCTCAGGTGTTGCAAACCCTCTTGCAACGCATGCCCGAATATCAGCGTGCAAACGATGCCCAGAAAAAACTCCAAGAGCTTGCTTCGCAGGTTTACAGTTCTCGGAAGATCACCGGCGAAGAGTATTCCTTGTGCGACGGTCCCACACTTCCCGAGTGCAAGGATGTGGCTGTGGGCAGGATTGCCTTGCGTCCGGTTCCTAAAAAGTTTGATGATGCCACCAAGAAGCCGGAGAAGAAGTGATGGAATCGGAGAAGAGCATCCCGCTCCCTCTTAACGGCGAAGAGATTCAAGAAGCAACGCTGTTCAAATTGCGCGAGTGTATGCAAAAGAACTGCCACTTAAGCCTTGGAAATTCTTACGCCAAAGTAAGGATAGAGGTATTCGTCAAGATGATCTTAACCGACATTGCACGTCCAGACGTTAGCAACAACGTAGCTGCTACGGTCGAACTCGACTCAGGATTGGCTTCAGAGAGCGAACCGGAAACCGTGGAGGCGACTTTGATGGTCGAGCCGATGCCTCCTAACCAACTACGCCAGGAGACTGACCAAGCCGTTCCTGTGCAGACCGTGATCGACGGCAAGAAGGTCACAAAGCACCTGAAATACGCCCCGAGAAAGGTCAAGTCATGAGCATTGAAGACGAATTCACACGTGACACGCGGGCGATGGAGCGTATTGCCTCCGCCTTGGAAGGATGGCTTAAACTTGAGCGAGAGAAGTTCGACAAACAATTTCCCGCTCCGAAGGTGAAACGTGATGCAGAAATTATCCGAGCCGACGAACGACGCGAGCAGTACAACGACAAACCGACTGACGAATGGATCGCGGAAACGGAGAGCGCGGCTGGCCCTTCTAGGTTCGCTAAGCGGCTCGAAGAAAGTGGCACTGCGGCGGCTACCGCGACGGGACGCATCGCTCCTCCGTTTCCTGAAAGGGACGGGAATCAAACCAAGCCAAGTTGAGACCGTGCCGAATATCACGTCCTATTTTCCTACTCGGCGATCCGTTCTTGACGCAATAAGGTTTTCAGAAGAACCTTCCGTAGTCAGTTTTTTGAAGGTATACGATGCGATTCCTTCATGTGACCGAAAACAAATTTCTTTTGAGGCGATTGCACTCAAAGCGCATTGTAATTTTGCGGAACTATTGGGTGCAATGATGTTCTCATTTAAAGCCACACAAGTGCAGAAAAGCGCTATGCGTGCACTCGATGCACATCCAGATTTAGTTAGCGCTAGTATTCAAGACGCGATGGTGCCGGGAGCAGTGCAAGCCAAAAGAATGATGCACGAAGCGGTTGGTTTCTTGCAGACTCCAAAAGGACCGAGTATCAACTTCAATTTTGGGAAACCGGAAGATGGCAAGCAAAACGATGCCAGCGAAGCGACCGCGCCAGAAGTGAACGAGCTTTTCCCGATGATTACCGACCGGCAGGAAAAGTGGCAGCACGACCGAAGCAAGATGCTGGAGAGTGGGAATTGAAGGAATCTGATGGTCATAGTGGCGTAGCGTGTATGGATACGCGCACCTTGCGTTACGCAGTGCAAGCCATCAGTAGGGAAGTTGGGGCTTTCATTGGGATCATACCCTTGGGTCAATCCAACTCCCCGGTGTTTTTAGAGATTGAAGATTGAAATGTACTCGCCTCGGGTCATCACAGCGACTATCGACGCCTTTGAAGCACGCGAAGGATGGCGACCGCAGTATCACTCCATTGGGGAAGTCGAAGAGTTTTCAAACTACATTGATTCGCTTGTCAAGATCGAAAAAAATCAGACCAACAAGTATATCGACATAAAAGACGGCGTGCGACTGACCGAGCGCCGGAAGAAAGAAATCCAGAAATGGATCATCGGAGAACAGTTTCTATGTTTCGCTGATTCGGCATATTGGGAAAGTCGATACGCGTGGATTTGCAATGAGCAGAACGAAATCTTCCGCTACAAGCCTCGGAAGTCGCAAGAGATTTTTCACAAGATACTTGAACCGTTTGATGAAAATCAGTGGGCGATAGAACTGTTCTGCATTAAGAGTCGGCAGGTCGGAATCACGACGGCAGTGGCGATGAAGTTCAAGCACCGACTGAATTTTATTCCACACACGCAGGCGGTCATGGCCTCAGTGAAAGCGACCAACTCAGAACTGATTGGCAGGATGTTGGAAATCTGCGAGGAGCGTCAACCGTTCTGGCTTGGTCCGGTTAAGGTGTCCACAAAAGCATCAACGCCATCATGGTCGAACGGTTCGATTCTCTCGATTCAGAGTGGCTCGCAGGCAATGGGTATCGCGCAAGGTTGGACTCCCACAGCGGTGCATATTTCAGAGATTGCCGACATCCCGCGACCAAAGAAAGTTCTCGAAGAAGGATTGTTTCCTGCCGTTCACTCTTCGCGTAAATGTTTTTTTGTGCTCGAAGGAACTGGCGGAGACTCGACAAGTTGGCAGGCCGAGAAATGGCGCTACTACAAAGCAGAACGCGCAAATGGTGGTCGGTTCCTTTGCATGTTCATTACGTGGCCGTGCGCTACGGACCTTTATCCGCAACCCGATTGGTTGCGCCAACACCCCATTCCTGAGCTTTGGAGACCTCTGGACGAGACGAAGAGGATGCAGCGGAAGGCAGAGCTGTACATTCGCTCGACTGACTACCTGGCGCGAATCATGGGTGGAGATTGGGCAATGCCGCCCGAGCAGGCATGGTTTTGGGAGACAAAATACAGAGAAGCGGTTCAAAGCCACACCATCAAAGTCTTCCTGTCGCAATACCCCGTGACCGATGACGAAGCCTTACAGTCAAAAGACGATCTCGTGTTCTCGGAAGATGTGATCTACGAAGTGCGGAACCGCAGCGAAAAGCAATACGAATCTTATGCGATTTGCGGCAAGTCTGTTTTGATCGGTCAGGACATTGAACCCTACGAACCGGAGCCGGAAGAGATTGACGACACAAAGCCGCGCATCCCGGTGTCTTGGAAGTCGAAAAGCGGTCAGATGAATTTCTGGGAGATGGTGCCGCTACGAGAGTTTAAGGACACGGATGACACGCTTTGTTTCAATAAGGTTCTGATTTTTAAGCATCCAGAAGAGGGCTGCAATTATTCCATCGGGATCGATACGGCAGACGGACTTGGCTACCCAGACGAAGATCGCTCGGTCTGTACGGTACTTGAGAATCACACGGGCATGGAGCGTGACGAAGAGGCGGCAACATTTGTATCAAATGGCGTGAACCCTCCGCAGATGGTTTCGATTGCAGCGTGTCTAGCAGCCTACTATGGCCAATGGTACTATCAGCGAGCGCACACGAAAGACCCTCGTGGCGTGAAATTCATTATCGAACAACGCGCTCGATACGGAGACGATTGCCAGTTCCAGCTCAAGCTCATGGGATTTTTCTGGCACCACAGATTTCACACCTACGATGACAAGGTGGTGAACAAGGAACACGCGAAAAAGATCGGATGGTTCTCAAATGCCTGGAGCGTTCCGATGTTGCTCAACCGATTCACTGATGCGCTGCAAGGGGGGTGGCTCAAAATCAGCCATCCCATGACCTTGCGGCAGTTAAAGACATGGGTGCGAAAGACATCTATTTCTGGTAAAACAAAACTCGATCACGAAAGCGGAAAGCACGATGACAACCTGCGAGCAATTGCGATGGCGTACTTCACATCGCACGGCGAAGACGTTCTTGTGAACCGCCAGCAGGCCAAGTACGGCAACCCAAACGAAAAGATGCCGCCGATCAACATGGATTATTTGGAGAACACCATCACCGTATGAGTGACCTGATTTTGCCCGCCTCTTGCCGTCCAGCGCAGATCGCGCACAAAGAGCGCGTATGCGTCCTTACCCACATCGACACGGGACGGATTCTCTGCTTTTGTATGGACGATGCCTTTGCTTCAACCTTTGAGCACAGCGGCTACCTGAAGCATGAGATTCATCATGCGGCAGAGTACGATATGTGGGCAAAGAGACTACGCCAGCAAGTAGCGCGGGACAACGAAGCGGAAGATCACGCTTACCTTGAGCGCGAGGATGTGGTTCGCAAACGTCTTCGGCAGCAATTGCAGGACGTGCTGATTTCCTCTCACAAATCCAATGCCGACAAGAAAGCGGCAGAATCGGCGCTGCATTGCCTTGACTACATGGAAGCGAAAAAGAAACGCTATCGCGCCGAGAGCTTTCAAGTACAGGAAGCCTACGAAGCGACTGCGAATGCAGGCGAAGACCTGATAAACGAAATCATGGGGCCAAAAAAATGAACCCAATAGATGCTGCTGATCCGTTTCAGGTGTGCTTAGTGAAGATGGCTGCTCTTTGTGAGCAAGTCGGCAAAGAAAACCCAAAAATCAAAAAAGAGATGATAAAAGTTCGCCGTAGCTTTGTAGGGGCGTTACAAGCAACGATGGGAATATCCGGTACATTGTTGAGATCAACGCTTAAAAAAAATATTCGCATCCAAGACAGAAAACTAAAAAGACAATGAAACCCATTCCCCTTTTGATCTTCTCTGATGCGATCTCCGCTCCTACCGGCCTAGCACGGATCACACGCGATCTTGCGACTCGTATTTACGCGAATCTTTCAGACGTATTTCGAGTAGCGACCATCGGATACGGTGGCAGCGGTTCAAGCAAGTTTTTTTTCCCTCAGTATTCATGGAAAGAAAACAATGAATGGATTATTCACGATCTGCCGGAAGTGTGGAAGGATTTTGCGGGGGATCAGAAAGGTATATTTTTTAGCATCTACGATCCTCATCGCATGTTGTGGTTGGCACGGCCTGAGACGTGTTCCGCTCCACCCGTGCAGCGTTTCCTTGAAAAAGCACCCTTCAAAAGATGGGGATACTTCCCAATAGATGCGACTGGGCCGAATGATCGGCTGTCTCTGATGTTGAAAGAATGCTTAATGGGCTATGACCGCGTGCTCTGCTATTCGCAGTGGGCCACAGGAATACTTTTCAACACGCTTGGCGAAAAAGAATCCGCGAAGCGCGATCTTGACCAACTCCCTCACGGTATCGACACAAGCGTTTTTTTTCCCCGGCCTCGTGCACGGCAGCGGCAAATGTTCGGTCAAATGGCAGTCGGCAAGCAAGTTGCCATCCCGGACGATGAATTGTTGATTGGGATTGTGGCGACGAATCAGGCGAGGAAAGATTACGGGCTTGCTATTGCGACGTGTGCTGAGTTGGCAAAGACCCGCAAAATTCGCATTTGGATTCACACGGACGTACTTGACCGGCATTGGTCTATTCCCTACCTGCTCGCAGATTTTGGTCTCAACCAAGGCAATCTGATTTCACTTGGCAATCTCAGCGATGATACGATGGCGAAATTGTACTCAGCGTGTGACGTGACTCTGGGAATTGGACTAGGCGAAGGATTTGGATACCCAATATTCGAGAGCCTTGCTTGCGGCTGTCCGTGCATCCACGGGAACTATGGTGGAGCGCCAGAGCACATGCCGAAAGAAATACTGGTTACAACCGGGACGTTTCGCACAGAAGGAGTCTACAGTTGCGTGCGGCCTGTTTTCTCACCGCAAGATTGGGTGAACGCTATTCTTTCTCTTCCATCTGGATTACGGTACACTCTCCCGCCGCATCTTGATTGGAAAAATAACTGGCCGCGTTGGGAAGCGTGGTTTCGGAAAGGAGCCGCATGTTTAAACCAGTCTCACTCGTAACCGGGGGAGCAGGGTTCATCGGATCGCACGTCGCGGATCATCTGTTGACAATGGGACATCGCGTTGTGGTGGTCGATGATCTTAGCGGAGGATTTGAAGAGAACATACCGAAAGAAGCAGAGTTCTTTCCTTGGGACATCACAGAACCCGTTCTTGTCGAGGAACTTTTCAAGCAGGTCAGACCTGATTACGTGTATCACTTTGCTTGCTATGCAGCCGAGGGTCTTTCACATTTCATCAAGCGTTTCAACTACGGGAATAATCTCCTTGGGTCGGTGAACCTCATCAACTGCGCCGTCAACTACGAAGTTAAGTGTTTCGTGTTCACGTCGAGCATGGCCGTGTACGGATCGCAGCAGGTTCCATTCAGAGAAGAAATGATTCCCATGCCAGAAGACTCTTACGGTATTGCCAAGTACGCGGTCGAGCGTGAACTTGAGATCAGTCACAAGATGTTCAGATTACCCTACGTGATCTTCCGACCGCACAACGTATTCGGAGAGCGGCAGAACATTGGAGACAAGTACCGCAACGTTGTGGGTATCTTTATGAATCAGTGTCTCAAGGGCGAGCCGATGACGATCTTCGGCAACGGGAATCAAATGAGGGCTTTCAGTTACGTTGGTGGCGTCGCTCCCATCATTTCGGAGTGCGTGGATAATCCGAAGGCGCTGAATCGAACCTTCAATATCGGATCGGATTATCCGATAACTGTCAACCAACTCTCCGAAGACGTAGCGACCGTGATGAAGTACCCGTGGCGAGTCGCACGTTTCGATGTGCGTCAAGAAGTCGCCAAAGCATTTTGCGATCATTCAAAACTAGAAAGAGTATTCGGGGAAATAAAATCCCTTTCGCACATGGCTGCGCTTTTACGCATGGCTGAGTGGGTGAAGGAACACGGAGCGCGGCAGAGCAAAGAGTTTAAGGACATTGAAATTACGAAAAATCTACCGCCGAGTTGGGTTCATGCGTGAAAGGAGTCTTGTATGTCAGTAGAAATTTTCCCCTATGTTCCAAAGTTGGTTGTGGAACATGATCGTTTGCCAAACGTTCCTACGTCTTGGAATGGTCTGGAGAGGATCATCCCCGACATCATTCGACGTTTCTGCGGAGGCAAGAGTTACCTTGCCTTGGAGTTTGGCGTGTGGCACGGGTACTCAACTGCCGCGCTCGCAAATCACTTTCGCAGAGTAATCGGCGTCGATATTTTCGAGGGCGATCTGCTTGCCGGTACAACGGCTCCCATGTTGGAGACGACCGCTAAAACGTTGGAACCTTGGCCGAACATCGAATTGCGAAAAGAAAGCTACCAGAGGTTTTTTACCTACCACTACTTTCAACCCGAACTGATTCACATTGATATTCTGCACACCTACGAAGACACGTTTGCTTGCGGAGCGATTGCGCTCACGCGGGCCGAATGCGTGATCTTTCATGACACGATCAGTTTTACCGAAGTGAGACGGGCAGTTGGCGATCTCTCTCAAATCTTCGGACGGAAATTCTACAACTACTACGACTCCGAAGGGTTAGGGATATTGGCCAGAACGGATGCGGCATGACGCCGGAAGAGGCGGCAGAGAAAGTCGAAATCAAGCACTTCACCAAGCAGAGCTTGAAGATTCGCGGCGTAGTTCACGTTGGCGCGAACGACGGTTACGAGATCCAGTTCTATCTGGCGATGGGAGTGGAGAAAGTTCTTGCGTTTGAACCGCTCGATAGCGCATTTGGAGAACTCCTGCACAAATATGGCGAGGATGATCGCGTGACGTTGATGCAGTGCGCCTTGGGCGATACTCCTAGCGAATCTTGGTTGAACGTGACCCAAGGCGACGGAATGGGCAGTTCATTCTTACGGGAATACTCTGGCCCGTACACATTCATCGGGAAACAATCTTGCCCTATTGTTCGCTTCGATTCTCTTGGTATTGACCTATCCGGTTACGACACCCTAGTTGTGGACACACAGGGCATGGAGATGCAGGTGATTCGCGGGTTTGGACACAAACTGAAAGCATTTGACTTTTTGAATATCGAATGTTCTCGTGTGTCTCTCTATGAGGGCGGATTCTCCGCGCAAGAGGTCATCGACTATCTCGCATCACAAGGATTTCAACAGGAGACTCCGATTCAAGATCACAACGACATTATGTTTAGGAGACGGGCATGAAAAGCATGGTTCATTCACTAGCTACTCGGCATTGGGAAGACTGGGGCAAGTGCGTGCGAAGCTGGTACGCAACGGCCTCGCGGTCCTACCCGGCGTACATGGTGTTTGAGAAGCCCCTGATGGAAGCCTACAACCAAGTACTCCAGAACACTCGTGAGGAAATTATCGCCTACGCGCATGACGACGTAATGATTTTTGAGAAAAACTGGGATCAGCGCGTGCTCCAAGAGTTCAATGATCCAAATATCGGTATGGTTGGATTTGCTGGAGCGACCGGACACGGCGATCCCCAAATGTACAACAAACCTTACGAGATGAAACAATTTGCTCGCCAGAATTTTATGTCGAACATGAGAACGGCTGAGCTTCACGGTTCACGTTTCTCGGGGGAGCGTGACGTTGCTGTGTTCGACGGATTAGCGATCTTCGTTCGTCGCGACATTCTAGAAACGGCTGGGGGTTGGCCGGATGGAACCCCGATCAACTACTGGTGCTATGACTACTGGATTTCTATGGAAGTTCGCCGCCAGGGATTCCGCAACCGTCTCGTTGGAGTGGATTGCGAACATCTTGGTGGCAAGAGTCCTTCCATTGTCCGAGAAGATATCGAAGCCGCGCATCGTTGGCTTTATTACCACTACAAAGACGTTCTACCCTATGAGGCACCATGACAAAGCATCCAGTGTTAACGCTTACGCACAACAACCTCAACTTGACAGCGCTTGCCATCGAATCCGTCTATCAACAGGGAGTCGAAGCCAAAGCCCACGTCATCGACAACGGCTCAACCGATGGAACCGTGGAGTGGTTAGAGAAGTGCAAGGTGTTGATTTGTCAGTTTACCGACAATCATGGAGTCAGCACAGGATGGAACCTCGGACTCACGCTTCTCTTGGCAGAAGCAGAGCATTGTCTTGTTATCGGTAACGACGTGATCCTGCCGCACTGGTTTTATCGCGAACTGCTTTCTTACGAAGCTCCCTTTGTGACTGGAGTTGCCGTGGATAAGATGGACGCGATCAAGGAACCAGCGAAGAGAATGCCGCTGCAACCGTGTCCAGACTTTTCGGCATTCTTAATCCGGCGCGAGGCATGGGAGAAGATCGGACGATTTGATGAAGGCATGAAATTCTACGCCTCAGATGTGGACTATCATGTTCGCGGAGCGAAGCTTGGAATCCCCATGATGAAGGCGAACGTACCCTACTTTCACCTTGGCAGTTCGACACTCAAGAACGCTCCAGTAGAGGAAAGAGCGGAGATTGAGCATCAAGCTGATCTCGACCGAGCGTTCTTCGAAACGAAGTGGGGATTCAAGGTAGGATCGGTGGCGCATCATCAAGCTGTTGGATTTAAATAAAATCCATGCTACGATTCGATTCGGTAGAACATGGACGATTTTCACGATCCATCAAAGCTCACCGACTGGCAAGTTCCACCCTTCGAGGCTGATGCTAATCGTCGCCAAGACTGGGTAGTTGAGCAAGTTCAAGAGGGCGAGAGTTGGCTGGAAAGCCAAGATGTAAATTCCAGCGAAGCAAACCTGAGCCTCTTGAGCGCGAGAGGTACGGAAAAGCTCAAATCCAACAGTCTAAAATCAGACATTCGCAAATTTGTGGAAACCATCTCCGATATTCGGGAGATTGCCACCTATGGCAGTGGAGCCGAGCAGTTCAAGTCCATTGTCGAGATGTTTAACAAAGTCGTGAAGGTGGTGTACCAGAAGTCCCACTTCCCTCGCCAGTCGCGGCAAGCTCTTCAGTATTCAGTTGCTCTCAAGCGTGGGTATCTCTGGCCGCGATATATTCGGAGCGAGTTTGGATGGGGTACTGGCGACATCCAGTTCGACGCACTGGGACCAAGGGAAGTGTTGCCTAGTCAGGTTCCCCGGTCAAACGACATTCAGGGGTCATACGCGGTTACGGTGGTTGAGTGCATGGGTGTGGCCGAAGCTCATGCCCGGTTTCCAAACGATCAAGAAAAACTCATCCCAATTTCGAGATTCAAGTACACATCTCCGAATCAGGTTCGCAGGCACGAATACTGGGATCTTCGCTACGGCAACGAAAAACAAAACTGGGAACAACGGTACTGCGAAATCCGGCATACCTTTGTGCGCGATCTTCGCATCAATCGCACTGGCAAGATGCTGCCAATGGGCGACTGGGGGGAGCGCGGTGGCGTGCAAGTTCCGTTAACGAGTTGGTCTTATGAAGTTCCTTCGGTTGGCGGATTGATCTCATGGACTGACCCTGAGAATGGTCTGCCTGCCTCACGGCAAGCCAAAGTAGAAGATTGCCGCATCTATCCGAATCTCCGCCAGATCATCACGAATCCTGGCATGGATAGGCCCCTATACGATGGGCCAGCATTCGATCTGCATGGTCAGATGCCGCCTGTGCAGTACGACGTGGATGACTGGCCTTGGATGGCGATTGGCTTCTCTCTTTTGGACGATGTAGCGAGTCTGGAAAAAGGCAGCAGGGCATTCCTCGATCTGATGTATCGCGTGCTTCGCGCCAAAATGAATCCGCTGAAAGGCTACGACCTCAACGCTGGCGTGCCGCGTGAAGACCTGAAGCGTCTTGACTGGCTGGGGGAAAACGGCGACACGATTGGCGTCGATGGCGATCCACGAAAAGCCTTGCAATCGCTTCTACCAGACAGTGTGAATGTTAACAAAGAAGATTTCAGTATGTACGAGCTTCTCGACAAACTGCGCCAGAAGACACTTGGGCTGAACGATCTTGGGAGCCTCGCGCAGTTGAAATTTAATTTGTCGAGTGAGACAGCGGACAAGTTACTAGAGACCATCGGGCCGATTGCCAAGGGCATTGCTGGCAACCTCGAAGTGGCGCACTCCAAGATCGCGCACATGTTGAAATTCGACATCTTGCAGTATTTCAGCACAAGAAAGCTGATGTCCTACATTGGTCCCGATGGCATATCTACGATGGTTTTCGATTTTGAGCCAAACTCAATCGTGCCGTCGCATCTGCCTTGGGAAAAGGATAAAGAGAAGACGAGCGAGAAATCGCGGCTGGAGCGTGCGAAGTGGTTCGCGCAGAATCTTGAAGTGATCTCTGTTCCCAGTTTCTTATTGAACGTGACGCAAATGCAGGAGCAAATGAAGTGGCTGAACTTCCTGCAACGCGGGATGCCGGTGTCGTTTTCGACGGCGATGAAAAAACTTGGCGTCGAGAATTGGGGCGACACGCCTGGAGCGACCGAGTTTGAGAAGTACAAGCACGAACAGTTTGAACTCTTGGAGATGAAGGCGAAGGCCGCGCAGATCGCACAAGTCGAAGGCTTGGGTGGTGAGGAGAAAGGCAAGGGTCAAGGTAAGGGCGGAGGCCGACCGCCGACTGGGAAGAAGCCACCAAAGCTGGAGAAGCGCGGGCAGAGTACGGGGAACCCAAGGACAGTAGTCAGTCAGAGTCAGTGAGGTAAGATGGAAGCGCCCAAAGTGAAACAGATAAAAGTTTTTGCCGTCATCGAACAAACGTTGGAGCCGCAAAACTCGCAAGAGTTATCGCACTATCTGCGAAACATTCGCTTCACTGGCATCTCCGATTTCAGTTCCGAAGCGGCTTACAATCAAGGTGGTTTGCGAACGATTAAGACCAAGGAACACATCCCGATCAGCATGGGCGAGTTGGACGAAATTCTGAAGAAACGTGTCGAGTCAGAAAAAACCCCTTGACACGGGTATTGAGTTTGGAGTAATTGTCGAATTGGTAAAGAGATTCGCCATTATCCTCTTTTGAGAAAATAATGACGCCTCGGACGGAAAACGTCGCGAGGCGTTTTCTTTTGGAGCAAAATTCAAAGGAGGTTTCAAATGGCAAAGAGACACAAGGGGCTGGTAATCAAGGGCGGCGCACACATGGCCAAGAAAGGCCACAAGAAAGGCCACAAGAAAGGTGGCAAGAAACGCCGCAGCAAGCGGTAGGAGCCGATCATGGCCAAGCGCAAAGGTAGCAGGCTGAAGATCAAAACCAGAGCGGTTGGCTGGCAGAAGGGTCGCTTGAAGGGCCGAACGAGCAACAAACGGCACAACAAGGGGTCATGGAAGTCAGGGAAAACCTAATGGCCGCTCAGCCAACACCGCAACCAGATTCGCAGCCGCAGGGTGGGACTCCTTCTCCAGGGGGAGTCTCTCCCGCGCAACAACAGGCGAATCCTCTGCAACAGACGCTTGCAAAACTCGCACAAGCGTGTGAGCAACTTTCTCAGCAAAACCCAATCGTGCAGGGGGAACTCATGGAGGCTCGCACGGCGTTTGTAAAGGCTCTCCAGAAGACGATGATGGCAGCGCGGCCACAGCAAGAGCCGCAAACTGGCCCACAAGGACAATAGATTATGCCAACCGTGGCCGAAATTCTGAAACAATCCGGCATCGCAGATGAAGTGGCTGCCGGACTCCCCAAGGAAGTTGTTGCCGCGCTCACCGGATTCGTTGCCGAAGCCGACACGAAACTGTCCACTGCTGCGCAAGAAGCGACGAAGGCGGAAGAAGCCAGACGGCAGACCGAACTTGAGCGGAAAGAAATCAACGCCTACGTCGATAAGTACCAGAAGACTTTGACCGAGCAAGGATCGCTCCAAGCGAAGTACGACGCGACAGTCGAGTATCTGAAGTCGCTCAAGACTCAGGGGTTCGATGTCAATCTGCCAACGGCAGAAGGCGCAAAGCCGGTAGTTCCCGGCAGTCCGGCAATCGGAGGCAACGCGGTGGACGCAGACAAGATTATGGGCAGAGTTGGAAACGTGATGAGCCAGTGGCTTGACGCCAACAATGAGCACATCAGGCTCTACGGCGTTCCTATTCCTGATCCTTCGACCAATATTGCGGAAGAAGCATCTCGCGCCCGGAAGTCGGTTGGAGAGTACATCGCGGAGAAGTACAAGTTCCGCGAGCGCCAGACCGCGAAAGAAGCAGAAGTTTTCCAAAAGAAAGTCGATGACGCGGTGAAGGTCAAGGTTGATGAACAGCTCCGCATTGATGCTGAAAAGCGTGGCAGTAATCCAAACCTTCGTGCGGGCGAGTCCTCGCGTTCGAGCTTTGTTCCGAAGATCAAGGGTGAAGATTTTCACAAGTCGGATGGGAACGTTCCTGTCCGTGAACGGCAACGGAGATTGCTCGAAAATCTCCACAAGGATGTTGAACAGATCAGGGGAGCGGCATAGTTGTCGTGATCCCGATTTCACAAGGAAAGGTGAGCTAACATGGGAGCCCCGTTATACGACCCACAATATAATGAGATTGAGGTGTCCACCCGCGAAAGCATCAGAAAAAATGTCATAAGTGAGTGCTTTTTTGTGGACACTCCTTTACAGGACATCCTCCGGCGCTACGGGATTGTCGAGGACTTCCTAGGCGGCTCCGGGATGGTGGAAGCGTTCAACTATGCTCGCTTGCAAGGCGCAGCGGTAACGCCGGGGCAGACGATCACAGTGACTCGCAACCAGATTGCGAGTGCCGCGAAGTTCTACGAGAAGGCGTATGCGGTCTATACGCAGATCGAAGACTTCGAGTTGGATGTGCTCAACCGGGCCGGTGACACGCAAGCCATCGACCAACGGGCGCTGCTTGAGGCGAACCTTGTCTCGCAGATGAACACGATGCTGGAAATGGACGGGTATCGCCACGGCCAGCCGTCTTCGGCTAACGGTGGAACCTCTGCTGTTTCCGATGATCGCTCGAAGTCCTCAAACGGATTCTTTGAGGGCTTCTCAAACGGCATTGATCCTTCGCCGGATGGCAACGTGTTTACTTTGACTGGTGGTGTGACGCGCAACGGAGCAGTGGGGCAGGCGTACAACTCGACACCGTACTACTGCGGTCAGTCGAATGGCTATCCGGGGCCGATTACCTATCCCGTGCTGACCAACGTGATCGCCCAATTGCTCACGCTCAATGCCAAAGCCAAGGTGGGCATCACAAGTCCCTTTGGATGGGCGGCTCTGGTGAATATGCTTCGAGCGATTGCGAGAGTCGATCAGCAGAGTGTCAAGGAAGGAACAGACTTCGGCTGGCCTTCGGTCGATTTCTTCGGCGTCAAGATTTACGCCGATCCGCTCTGCCCTTCTGGTAAGACTTGGAATTATTTGCCGGGTGGAAACACAGCGGCTTATGGCACGGCGTCTCCAAACACAAACTTCGTGGATGGCAGCGGAAGTACAACCCAATTGAGTTCCTATACCAGTCCAACGTACTTGTCGAGCGGTGTCGCAATTGCGGCTGCTGCGGCTTCTCCGACTGGATCGAATTTCCCATCTGCGACCACGATTCAGGCATCGGAAATTTTGGTTCTGTTCGATCCAGAAGCGATCAAGTTACGTCCGACCGCAGAAAAGAGCTGGTTCTTCGCGACCAAGGTCAAGGAAATTCCCGATAACGTTAGCGCTGCGAATATGTTCCAGCGGCTTGCGACGAACCTTTACGTTTTCAACCCCAGACACGGATTGATCGTGTCGGGCTTCACCGCGTAGGAGAGCTAAGATGCCTTTGCAATGGAATGAATTTCTACCGCAGGACTTGGTTGCTGTTTACAACTCTCCTTCGGGATTGCTTGACACCCGGACGGGCTACCCGTATTACGCAGGGGGTCTCATCGTCGGCGGTTACTTCGATCTGACAGAAGCGGAAGCGCAAGCCTACGGTCGGCAGCAATTACACTCTGGTCGTTACCGCTTCGTCCAGATTGACTCCGGCGCGACTGCCGCGTATATCGTTCGTGGGTCTATCGGCTTGATGGCTTCTCTCGCAAAAGGCGTGAACGTCATCACGAGCTACGATGCGAGCTTCTTCATTAAGAGCAGCATCAGCCCCGTCCGTCCTGTTGTGTTCTTGGCAACCATCACCGCCGCACAGGTTACGGCAGGCGCTTATGTCTTCGTCCAAGAAGCTGGAGATGCAACGGTGATCGGAAAATCGGGTGGCGTGACCAACGCGAGTCCACTGGTTGGGGATGTCATCAACTCGATTGCGAACGGCTTTACGGACGATCTGGCATCGCCTGGGTCGATTGTCGCGACAACGATTGGGTTTGCTCTAAGTCCGGCAAATCACGGTGCGGCTGGTGGGACGTACCGCGTGTTGCTCGATATACCGCTGGTTCAAGGATAAGGGAGGGACTGTGCAAGCATCAATTGTCAAAGGTTATGAAGGCGGTCTCTCGGTCGGTCAACGACAGAAGTGGACGTTCTATGGGACGGGACCAGCGATCTATTCAACATCCACTTTCGATCCGATTTCGTTTCCAGTGGGAGTCTACATCGACTCTGTTGAGCCTTGCATGGACACGACCCATACCTACATCGCGTTTCCTTATCCGAGCGTTGTGGGATCGACACGAGCAACGTGGGCGTTCAGATGGTTCACTGCTGCAAGCATGGCGGAAGTAGCGAATAGCAGCACCGCCCTTGCAGCAATCGTTGTCCAGTTTAGCGCTTGGGGAGGCGAATTCTAAAAGTTTCCGGCTGTCCGTTTGGCGTAGGGAGCGCGCGGTGGGGAACCGCCGCTCCCTTTTTTCTTAGGAGCAGGTTATGTCGTATATCACGATGGCGAAGTCTCTGGCACAGGGCGAAATCCCCGGCGTGTCTCTGGAACTCGTCAAATCAAAGATCAACGACGCCCTTGGAAGGGTTTACGACGAGACAGTGTGGAGCTTTCAGCTTGGCAATTCTGGTGGCTGGCTAATTCCCGGCCTTGTGGCGAGCAAAGGGACGGTTACAACCACTCCTGGGAGCGCTACGGTGATCGGAGACGCGACTGCGACGACTGTTTGGGCCTTGGCTAACGCCAGCACGCCACTGACGAACCTACAGTTCCGTAACCCCTCTTACGCCCTATATGACATCATCGGCTACAACGCGGTAGGCAGTCCCCCTTTTGCAACCCTCACCCTTGATCGAGTTTGGGCGGAACCGGCAAGCGGTGCCGGGAATAACTACTACATCTATCAAGCGTACTTTCCTGTTCCGGTGTCTGATTTCAGATCGTTTGTGGAGATCAGGGACACGACCGATGGCGACTATGTAAGTTTTACCGACCTGTCTCAAGATGATCTTTCGGTAGAAGACCCCGAGCGCGTCATTTTTGGACCGGCGCTACCAACATATGCGGTTCCATTTGATGTTGACCGCAGAACCGGGAGCGCCACCTTGGGCTATCTGCGTTACGAGGTCTGGCCTCACATTTTGTCAATCTGGCCTCTAAGCTTCACATTCAAGCGGCGCGGGACTTTACTTACGAATCCCACAGACACAGTTCCCTACCCACTCACGGAAGAGTTGGTAACGTGGCGAGCGAAAGAAGTTCTGTACCAGTACAAGGAAGCGCAAAAGGGCGAAAACCAGCAACGCGGATCGGGAGCAGATTGGCGCTTTCTCGCTGAAATGTCACGCAAAGAATACGTCGAATGCCTCAAGAAAATTCGAGCTATCGACGCGAACCTGCATCGCGATTTCTTAACCAGGCCAAAACGTCGGCCATCTTGGACCCAAGACGGATTCTCTACGAATCGTCTTGGACAACTGAACGTAGGAAGTTGGTGAGTCATGGCAGTCTGCACGATTACGATC